GCCGCCGCCGCCGCCACCACCGCCGCCCAAGCCGAGATTACCAGGACCGCCGCCGCCGCCGCCGCCACCTCCGCCGCCGCCGCCCCAAATTCTGGATCCAGACGGATATTCGAGGCTGATCCGATAGCGCGTATAGAGCGCCATCCCTCCAGCCTGGCCGTTGCCGCCAATATTGCTATTGCCGACGCCGCCGGATGCGCCGTTGCCGCCGCAGCCCTCGATTGTCCCGTTGACGATCAGATTGATGATAACGGTGTAGATGGTCAGCGATGTGCTGGTACCCGACCCTGACGTCGCATTGGCCGTCAGCGTGATCTGACTGGGCGAATCGACAGATAGAATCTTTGCTGAGGCCGGAATACCCGTGCCGGTGACAAACATCCCGGCGGAATAGTCAGAGGTGTCGGCAAGTCCTGTAATGATTGGGCTGCCGCTCGTTCTATTTCCTGTCACAATGACAGACGGCCACGTTCCGATATTCAGCGCCGCGGCGCCGACGCTCGTCGAGCCGATGACGACGCCGGCATTGACGATGCCGTAGACGACGTCGCCGGCAACCGGTGCCGGATAGATCGAGTCGTGCGACGTCCTTAAGTTGCGGTTGAAGTTGTTGGCGTCATAGATCACGTAACGCGTCCCGGTGTCCGCCGCCGGCGCGGTCCACAGCATCTCCTCGCCCTCGACGGCAAACTTGCCGGGCCCGGGATTGAGCCGCGTTACCTGGATCGGAATGTCGTCCTGCGCGCCTGTCGCATCCTGCACACAATCGGATTCGATCCGGTAGCCGACGCCGAGCTCGGGATCGGTGCCGGCGTTGCGCATCAGGTCAAACTGCACCTGGCGCGGCGGATCGCGGTAGCGCCCGATCTGGATTGCGCCCACCCGATCGGCGATGGACCGGCCAGCTTCCGGAATCCACCGCGACAGGATCTGCTTGATCGCCGCGGCGCCGTAATCCGCTTCGGCCTCCTCGTCGATCGACAGCGACGACGAGCGGTAGTTGTCGAGGTTGGAAAGCGGCTTGGTCGGATTGATCTGGCCGAAATAGACCTGGACGCGGGATATGCGCTTTTCGGGCTGCTCCTTGATCTGCAGCGATTTCGCGATCGTGTTGTCCGGGGTGAAGGTGTCGGCATCGGTGGTGATGGCGCGCAGCACCTGCAGCCGAATTTTAAGATTGACGTCGTCCCACCACAGCGCCAGCGCCGCCTGCTCGATGATCTCCGAAAGCAGCGTGGCGACAGGCGTCGGCTCGCAGATGAACGCAGTGTAAACGTTGCCAAGAAACGTATCGGTCTCACTCTGCCAGGCCGCAAGGTCCATATAGGCCGTCGGCACGTCGGCGTAGTTCGATAATAAATCATAGACGATGTCGGCCGGATCCTGACTGGCGTACCAGATGACGAGTTGCGCCCGGTCCTGCGCCTTATGCGCGACCGCCGTTGTGTTGAACACGCCACGGCCGTCGAACGTCAAAGTATCTCCCGAGCGCGTGAAGCCGACGAGCTCGTTGCCGCCGAGATTGAGGATGCCGCTCGATGGGTATTCTGCGTTTCCGATGCCCGTCGGCAGCAATGTCGCCGATGTCGCGGCTGCCGTGATGTCGCCTGACAGAAACCCATTCGAGAGTTGCGGCGCCTGCGCCCTGTCTCCGTCGGCGAGCTTCAGGACGTCCTTGGCGACCAGGGTAAACTTGCCGTCCGGCGTCGGCCCGGAAAAGCTCTCGACGATGAAGGTGCGGGTCTCCATGTCGGCGAGATCATCGCCGACCTCGCCGGTGATCCACCGCAGCGTGCGCCCACGCAAAAACGGCTGCCGCGCGCGAAACTTGCCCCAATAGGTGCCTTGCGCAAACGGATCATAGGGCCGATCGGCGAGATACTTGTCGTAGCCCTCCCCCGTGTCGGAATGCGGATGATCGCGGAACGTGACCGACAGTGTCGCGCGCTGGCCGAGATTGACGCCGAGCGACACGATCGCAGGCGTGAAATCGATACTCAGGATGTTCGGGACGCAATCGATCTCGCGCGGCAGATAGTCGGTATCCTTGGCGAACCGCAGTGTCACCGTGCCGTCGGTATAATTGGCGCGGTCCTGGCAGTCTGCAATGGTATTGAAGCATTTTCTATCACCGGTCGTCGGAATCGAAGCCGTGCACGGTGCCACCCCATAGGTGTTTCCGCAGAACGAAATGTCCAACTCGATATAGGAGAGAACTTCCGCCATCAGACGATGCAGCGATCAAAAGACGTTATCGCCCTCCGCCCACCCTTTCGGATGTTATCTATGGCCCATAGCGGCTGCAGGTTTGTAAAATGACACGCCTCCGCCATTTGAGCGAAGTCAGTCAAATCGAAGGAACTAAGCGGTTTTTTGTGATCGATGTGCCATTCGCCATGGTTATCCCACGACATTCCGGGCAAGAACAAACTCTCCAGGTATGTACGGGCGTGATCGATTGAGCATCCCAGCAGCTTGATTACGGAACCAGGCCTCGCCTTCCTGTTCTTGAGGGCGAGTCGAAAGCGAGCGCGTATTGCACCAGCAAGTCGAAAATTTATATCAGTTGCGCGCCGCCTACTGTCACGACGCCTTCGCTTTTCGGCTTGATCGGGACGCTTGCCATGTTCGCGCGTATATGCACTGTGAGCCGCCCTATGCTCCGGCGACATACGCTTCGCCCTAATCTCTGGCGAAGATCTCCGCCTGGTCATGTAGGCCCGACCGGAAGCCCTAACCTTGTCGATGTTCTCCGTCTTCCACTTTTTCACCCGCGTCATAATCCTCAGGCGGCCCACCGGCGTTTGCAGATATCTCGACGCAGCGGCAGCCGCGCACGCGACACACGTGCCGTTGACTACTTGCCGCTCAGAAATATGACCGTTCTTACAAGGCCGGCCGGTGAAATAACGTTTCATCCCCGCCGCGCGCGCGGCTTCGAGTGCGGCAACCTTGGCGGTGCTCATGCGACACCTCGAATCTTCAGATCAAACGCGATCAGACTGTTTCCGCTTTGTGGCGTGGGCATCGGATCGTCGGTTAACCAACCATACCCCACTTCGTTTTCATAGGTCTCCGGCCGCCAGGCAAAGAAGAACGGCGTGGTTTTTGCCGCCGCCATGAACTCATCCATGAACTCGCGGTAGAAATCCGGCGAGATCAGCGACAGCGGAACCGTGCTCTCACGCCAGGCGCCGAGCACATTGCGGCCGAGGAAGTTACCGCTCTCGCTCATCCCGCTCAGGATCTCGTGCTTGCGGCCATATGGCAGCGGCGTATGGCCGGCATAGAGCTTGCGCTCCAGGGTCAGCAGCGACCCGACATAGACCACCGCCGCACGCGGTGCGACGCTGCCGGGCTGCATCTTCAGCCTCACTTGCGACAGCGACTGCGCGGTGAAGCGAAACAGCAGCGGGCCGTCGGTCGACAGCATGTGTTCCTCGACGATCTCGGTCCAAACGCTGTCGATGAAGCCCTCGACAGAGACGACGATCTCGCCGGAGCCGAAATTGTGCCCGGCGACGGCAAGGTAATCGATCTCGTCGACATAGTTGGTGGTGACCGTCAGATACTGGTCGGTCGTATCAGCCGCGAGCCAGTAGAGATGCGTCGCGGGGTTGGCTAGGTCCGACGCCGGGTGGCTTGCATCCGCGGTATCGGCCACGATCGTGGTCGACGTGACGAGATTGTGCCAGCCGATCACGGGATGATCGAGCGTGACCGGAAACCGGTCATCCGGCGGCGTCAGAACGAAATTGTTCGAGATGACGATCGGCATCAGGCGAACTTCACATCCAGCTTGTGGCCGTCACGCATGCCCTCGTTGAGGAAATCGAAGAGATCGCGCATCTGGTCGCGGCCCCACATGAAGCCCTGCAGCGTAACGGATCGAGGACCACCCGCCTGCGACTTCCCCCCGTCAACGGTGCCACTCTGATATCCACCCGCTCGGTTGCTGGACACCTCGACCAGCTCCCCGGGCTCGAGCATGGCCTGGAACGGCACCTTGTCGCCGCCGCCGACGCCACCGGGGACGCGGAAGGCGCCGCCCATGGCAAGGCCGGACGGCACGGATTGAGACTTGATCGAGGCCACCAGCGAGGCGCCCTTGGCGAGCACGGTCGCCATCGCGGCCAGGTTGGCCGGGAACGGCAATTCCAGCGCCTTGGCCGCACCGGTGAACATCGAGATCGTGCCCTGGATGACGCCGAATACCTTGGCGGCAACGGCCATGCCCTTACTCTCCTTGCCGAAGGCGCCAGCGATCTGCGCAAAGCTGCCGGCCATCGACTCGCCGGCCTGCGCCCAGGTCGCGTTGGCGTTCTCCGCCACCTTCTGCATGGCGGCGCCATAGGTCTCGGCCGAGATCTTGCCCGCATCGAACAACGCCTGGATCTTCATCTGCTCCTGCTGGAACAGCTGCGCCGGCGTCAGATTCGCCTGGGCCAACTGCAGGCCTGCCAGTGTCATGGCGTAATCGGTCGTCTTCTGCTTGAGCAGATCGAGCTGCAGCTGCTGGGCGGCGGAGATCGTGGTGTTGTTCTGCTGTGCAATCGTGAGTGCCTGCAGCTGGAGTTTCGCTGCTTCCTTGGCGCCCGCCAGCATGCCGAAGGTCTGGATTTCAGCCTGCTGCCCGGCCAGGCCCTTCATCTGCGAGGCGATGAACTGGTCGACCGCGTTCTTGCCGCCGAGCGCCGCGAAGTTGAAATCCTTCTGCGCCGTCGCCGCCTTCTGGGTGGATGCCGCGGCGGCTTCCGCGCCGGCCTGCTGGCCCTTCCACAGATTGTCGATCGTCCCGAACGCCGCCGTCGCATTCTCCGTGATGCCTGAAACGCCGCCCTTCACGGCGGAGAACGCCGCGGCAAACTCGCCCTTGAGCACCATCGACAGGGCCGAGGAGACGGTCGAGATGTACTCGGCGAGCGACTTGAACACGGCGCCGACGATCACGCCGCCGGTCACCAGTCCCTTCATCGCGGTGCTGACGGCGTCGACGGCCACCTGCAGGATGCCGGAATTTTTGGCGGTATCGACCATCCGGTTCGATACTTCCACCAGCGTCGGCAGCACCGAGGACACGGCCTGCACAAACACGCCCTTCACGGCATAGCCGAGCCGCGTGATGTTGTCGTTGAAGGCTTCCGCCTCCTTGGCCGCCTTGGTGCTGACGATCGCGCCAAAGGTCTCGGCCTCCGCATTCATCTCCTTCAGGCTGTCGCGGCCGCCGTTGAGCAGCGGGATCAGATCGGCGCCTGCCTTGCCGAAGATCGCCATGGCCACGGCCGTCTTGCCGGCGCCGTCCTTCAGCCCTTCGAACTTGCCTGCGATATCGGCCATCACCGCATCGGAAGATTTCAGCCTGCCGCTGGAATCGGTGACGGAGACGCCGAGCGCGCGGAACGCGTTCGCCGCCTCCGAGGTCGGCTTCGCCGCCGCCTCGACCATCGCCTTGTTGAGCTTGGCGACAGACTTCGACAGTGCCTCGAACGACACATCGGAGAGATCAGCGGCATAGGCCAGCGACGACAGCTGCTCCACCGGGACGCCGATCTTCTGCGACGTCTTGGCGAGCTGGTCCATGTCGTTGATGGTGTTCCTCATGGCGACGCCGATCGCGGCGCCGGCAGCCGCAACGGCAACCGCCGCCGCGGCCATGCCAGTGGCGACCGCCGAGCCGAACGCGGCAAGGCTCGACTGCGAATCCTTCAGGCCTTTTTCCAGGGCGGCCGTGTCCGCACCCAAAATAACCCTCAGACTGCCAATTATGGCACCGCCTGCCATTCATTTCATCCTTTATCCAGAATTGTCCCGCCGAGCAGCGTCGTCCACTGCGCCGCGGAGCCCTTCATCTGTTGCAGCGTCTGCGGAGCGCGATCCCGATCGCGGAGCATCAGCCGGCGGATTGGCGGCATCTTGCGCGTGCGGTGAAGCCCTGCGATGTGATAGGCAAGCCAGGCGCGCTCGTTGTGCTCGCGGCGGAACTGAGCCGACTTACCCTTTAGTCTGCGCACCACCTGCCGCGGCGTGCACCGCCAGTATTCTTCCTCGGAAAGACCGGCCGGCAGCCAGTCGCGTTCTAGGAGGGCGATCCAATCGCGTGACGACCGTTCGCCCGCCGCGGAGGGCGCGCGGGTGCGTTCTCACCTTTTTTCGGCTGCGCCGCCTCCATGCCCTTTGAAATCAGGTTCATGGCGCCGATCATGCCGCCGACTTCGCTCATGAGTTCGCCGGCCTGCTCGATCGTGATCTCGGGATGCCGGTCGTGAAAGCCGGCCCAGAACACGGCCCGGCAAAAGCCAAGCCGCATCCGGCGGACCCGAGCACTTGTCTCCTCGGCGGTCTCAGGAAGCGGCTTGCCCTTGGCATCGAACTTCGGTGCCCACGACCCGAGCTCCTCGAGGATGTCGAACATCCCGCGATCGAGATGCTCCTCGAGCGCGCAAAACGCCGCTGTCGTGTAGCGCAGGGTGAACGTTCTGCCCCGCGCCTCGAAAGAAACGTCACCGGTTTCCGGATTATCCATCGGATCACGCCGCCTGCGTCAGCAATGGCTGTCCAGTCACCTTGAAGGTGACACTCGCGACCATCTTGTCATCGAGCGGTGCTTCCGGCTCGAAGGCGGTCAGAAACGCCGAGAACTCCCAGTACGATCCATCGGTGAACAGGATGCGCCGGCTCTTGACCGCCGCCTGGCCGGAGAGGTTAAGCTCGGCAACCAGTGCCAGCGTCGACGCATTGCCCGGCACGTAGTTCAGCTCGATCGAGACCTCGCCGCCATCCTTCATGCCGGGGATGAATTCGCGCCATCCGTTCGGGCTCTGCTCATGCGAGGCATCCACGGAATCCCGCGACATCGCCGGCGGCGTGATGTTGGTCACCTCACCCATCGTGGTCCACACTTCCGGGCTCGAATCCGCGCCGGTCTGGAACAGCGTGCCATAGCCAATATCGGCTTCCGTCGTCATCGCGATATCTCCTCGAGATAAGATGGTTGGCCCGCGATTGACCCCCGCGGGAGCGGGGAAGCTATTTACCTGCTGCGATCTTCGCGGCCCTGGCCGCGGCACGCCGCGCCAGGCGCGCGCGCGTCTTTTCGATCTCTTCGCCGAGGCGATCCTTGATGCCGCCGAGCACCTTCATCACGTTGCCGTCCCAGGCGGGCCGAAGGTGCGGATGCGGCGACTGGTGCGCATTGCCGAATTCGGTCTGCACCGATTTCGCATGCGGCGTCGGACCGATATAGACCTCGACGTCGCTTTCCTTCTTGTTGAGCTTCTTCTGCCGGCGCGACAGCTTGGTGCCGACCGTATAGGATGTCGCGAGACCGCCCGTCAGCTTCGGCGCCAAGGCCTCGCCAGCATCGGCGATCGGCTGGCCTTCCTTCTTCAAGACGCGCGTCAGCAGCGGCTTGACCTTCTTCGGCCCCCACTCGTCGGCGAAGGCGACGAGTGCCTGGTCGAGTTCCTTCAGACCCTCGATCTCGAATTGCTGGCGCCGCGCCATCAATCACCGCTCCGCGTACCAGACGAAATAGTCCTTGCTCGATCGATAGAGCTTGGCCGTGTCGTCGTAGTCCTCGCGCTCGCTGTCGAAGAAGATGCCCTTCACCACAACAGCCTCTTCCGGCGAGTTCTCACCCCACAGCACAGAGCCGCGATATCCATCGATCCGCGCCTTCACCCGGCGCGCCAGAAGGTCCGCGGCGTCCGCCGTCGGCGCCCAGCAATCGACCTGCGCCCGCGGCCGATCGAGGCCGGACGGCCCCTGCATGTGGTGATCGCCCTGCCCGGAAATCCGGGAATAGACGATGCTGGCGCGGACCTCACCCTGCGGCAGCCGCGCCGTAAAGATGCGGTAGCGCAGCGATGCGGAAGCGCCGCTATCCACCGCTGCGGCAATATCGGCATCGCCGAGCAGCAGCGCGCGTAACCCTACCCTGACATCCTGCAGCGTCATGGCGTGGCGTCCGCCCGACGCTGGGTGATGATCAGAAGGCCCTCGCGCCGGCCGATCTCGTTGACGGCGAGAATATCGTGGATGTTCCGCTCCTCGGGAACGTCCTCCGGGGAATCCTCCGAAAGCGCCGGATGGACGATCCGGTCGCGCTGCGATAGGTCGGCCACGTTCGCCGAGTAGCGGATGCGGAATTCGACCTGCTCGGTGCCGATCACCTGCTCACCGGTAAAGCGCTCCTCTCCCTTCAGCGGCCGGTAGCCGGCATGACGTCGATCAATCAGCGTGTTCCAGGTCTCCACCACATCGCCGGAATCCGTCGACGTCACGGTTTTGCGCTGAATGGTAATCAGACGATCGAGGCGGCCGGCGCGCATCGTTTCACCAGGTCCTGACCATCAGGATATGATCCCACTGCGTCGGCAGCTCTTGTGCTCGGCCGAACACATCGCCGATCCAGCGCAGCCATTCACTCTTCGTCAGCAGCGTGACATGGGCGTTACGACCATCGGGCAGCTTGGCCCGCGCGGGCCGCAGCGAAATCGTGAACAGCGCGCGATGCGACTTTTTCCTGATGGAGCGCAGGATATTGCCGACCTCGCGCATCTGGATGTGCTCCATCACGTCGGTGCAGAGCACGAGATCGAACCGATCCTCCGGCATCAGTTCATAGGCAGGGATTGCCGGATCGTAACGCGCAACGCGCCGGCGGCCGTCCGCCCAGAAGTGCGCCACCAGATCGCTGCGGCCGCAGCCGAAGTCGAGCACGCTGGCCGGATTGAGCGCGAGAACCTGGCGCGCGATCTCCTCGAAATAGAGGTAGGCCGTCGCGCCATAGGCCGGCGAATGCAGCTTCCGATATTGCTCGACCGTGTCGTGGTAGCCCGGCAAATCGCGCACAAAGGCGAACGACAGGATGCTGTCCCGCCCCGCATCGGTCTCATGATAGCGCACCTCGAGGAGGCGAAAGCGATACTCCGCCATCCAATTGGCGAAGCCCTGTTCGGTGAAATAGTACAGATGCTCCCCTGGCCGGTAGTGCCTGGACTCCCGGATGTGGTCGAGGTCCGCGAAGATCGGCAGGCACGTGAACAGATAGCTGCCGTCCTTCATGTGGCGGAAATAGTGATCCGGGACATCGACATGCTCCAGCACGTCCCAGAAGGTGAAGGCATCGAACGATCCGAGATCGTCCGACCAGCGCGCCTCCTTTTTCAGCCATTCGACCGCGCGAGGGTTGATGTCATAGCCGAACGTATTCTCCCGCTTGCGCACGAACTCGCCAGAGCCGACGCCGATGTCGAGCACCCGCCGCTGGCCGGCGTGATCGTTGACCAGGGCAATGCGCCCCGCGTTGATGCGGTTTGCGATCTCCTTGTCTTCATAGGAGCGGCACTTGTCGAAGTACGCCGCATCGTAAGGCACGCGATGCGACATATCCTTCTGCCATGCCACGCCGCGATGCCGGCACAGCATCAGGTCGCGATCGGGGACGGCGTCAAAACGCTTGATCAGCTCATCCATGAGGCACGAATCCTACAGCGGCAAAGCCCCAGGCGAGATCGCGCTCGCTGTGAAGCACGTTGACGAATCCGAGATTGCGCAGCATCTCAGCCATGTCGGCGGGCCACCACATATGGCGATGCTTGCGGTTGAACTCGGGCCGCCAGTAGGTCATGTCCGGATGGGGCAGATAGAGGAACAGCACGCCGCCCGGCAAAAGGCGCGACTTCCAGTGCTCGATCGCGGCAACCGGATCGTCGAGGTGCTCCAGACAATGTGAACTAAACGCGAAGTTGAACGGCCCCTCGGGCACCGCCATGGCGTCGCCACCGGATTGCATGTCGACAACGACTGCGCCCGGAAACGGCCACTTGCCGCCGCCGATGTCGACGCCCTTGCCCTGGCACAACTGCATCGCAAACGGCAGGATAAACTGGCAAGCATTGCCGCGCCGGATGTAGTCCGGATAGAGCTTGCCGCGATACTCGAATATCAGGCCGTCCACAGCGCCAGCTTCCCTTTTGTAACAACGTTGCCTGCAGCCTTCAGGCGGTTGACCAGACTGACGACGGCCGGCTGCGCGTCCCAATACTCATGAAACAGGACGCGGCCCGAGCGCTTGACCAGCGCAAAGTCGGCTTCGGTATCGTGCGCATGATCCCCGTCGACATAGGCGAAGTCGAAGTCGAGGCCGGCGATCAGCCGCGCCTTTTCGGTGTTGGACTCGACATCGATGAATCGGATGTTGCGCGCCTCGCAGAGCACTGCGATCCGATGCTTCATCGAGTTCGGCGCGATATCGATCGTCACCACTTCCTCGAAGTGACGCGCCAGAACGATCGCCGTCAGGCCGTTGCACGTACCGATCTCGACGCAGCGGCGCCCAAAGACGCCTTGCTGCTTCAGGAACTCTGCAAACCCCTCCAGCACCGACGAGCGGCGGAACGCCTCGATCCCGATCGCCTTGAAGACGTTGAGCATCTGAGGATCACGATGCAGCGCGTAGAAGCGCTCATAGAACAACTTTTCCTCGCTGAGTAGGTTCACGCCTACTCCGATCCGGGCAGCGTCTCGCCGTCGCGGCCCTCTTGGTTTTCCTGCTCCTCTTGAGGCGCGCCATTCGACCCCGGCGCAAACATCGATCGCAGCTTGTTGGTCTCCTCGGCGACCGCGATGCCGATCGCACGGACCTGGGCGACCTCAGCGCGATATTCCCGCACCTGGTCGACGACGAAGCTCACCGCGTCCTGCTTTTCTGCCGCGAGCTCGCCGAGCATGGCGCCGAACGCGCTGGCCGCACCGCCGCCGGCAAGGCGCTGCGCGACGGCCTTGGCCTGCTCTGGCCGGGGCGCCTGCGGCACCTGGCCGACATAGGTCGTGATGGCATTCTTGGTCATCGGTTTCTCAACATGGTGGACGCGCGCGGCCCGCTCGAATTGAACGCGCGCCCTATAGAGGTTGACGTATTCGGTCAGCCGGTCGGCAACAAACGGGCTGCCGGCTTCTGAAAAGGGTGGTCGCCCCGAAGCGCCGCCTCCAGGCCTGCGGTCAAGGCCGGATCGCAGACGATCGGATGCCGCTTCCAGTTGGCCGCAAGCCAGGCCAGCTCGCGCTCCGGGACGTGGCCGATCGGATCTTCCGGATTCTTCTTCTGCCAACGCTCGTTGACGTTGTGAATCCCCGAGCGAAAGAAATCGAATCCAGTCAAGTAGACCTCGCGGGGCTCGCACGACAGCACCTCGAGAATGGCGGCAAACCCGGTCGTCGGCACATGCCGGTCGAGCAGATCGAACACCTTCAGAAACTCTTCCGTCGACGGCACGAACGTATCGCAGAACCACCAATCCGCGCGCCGCTGGTAAATCCAGCGGAAGTCGACGCCCATCATCTTGCCATGGGCACGGTGCCATTCGCTGTCGATCGCGTGCGCGTTCGGGCACTTGGCGCAGCACAGCGTCACGCCGTCGCGCTTCAGTTCCTCCGCGGTCTTGGTGATCGATGCGCCGAAGAACGAATAGAACACGTCCGTGCGAAAGCCAGTCGGTTCCGAAAGCTTGTAATTATTCACCCTGACCACGACGTCATGCCCGTCGACGAAGCCCGGCTCATTGTCGAGCACGCCAGGCCCGGAGCCGACGATCGCGACCCGCTTGCCCTCAAGCCGCGACCTTACGTCCGATCTCGTCACAAAGCGCATCGACGGCATTCCTCAGGTGTTCGCTGCTGCAGTCATCCATCACCCAACGCGACAACGGACCATGCAGGATCTTCTGCGGCTGGATGGTGCGGATCACTTCATGCCGCGAGTTGAGCCCCGCGCGCGACCATACCAGCAGCGCGGGTTTCGAGAAACTTTCCGCCAACGGCACGATAAAGGACACGTAACCGAGGAACGCATCCGCCGCGAGACCGATATCGATCATCTCGGCAACCGACGTGCGATCGACCAGATCGAGATCGATCCCCTCGAACTGAAACCACGGCGCACCCTTGCCCACCTGCACCAGGAAGGCCCGCCCCGACAGGCGGTCGATCGCGTCCTGGATGCGCCGGCAGTCCGGCAGTAATTCCTTGCCGAAACCATCGGTGCGACCGAACGGCGCCCGCGGCAGCTGCACCACCACGATCGGCTTGCCGGTCGCCCTCAGCATCTCAACAAGGCCTACGTTGACGATCTGCCAGTCGAGCCGCAGATCAACCCTGTCGCGGATACCCGCCTGGATGCAGCAATCCTCAAACTGTGTCGTGCCAGCGATCGCGCGCCGCGCCGAGTAATGCGCCAGCCGATCGATCGGCTTCCTGCGGAACGGCGACACCTTGACCTTGCCAGCCAGCGGCCGGAACACGTCCGGCCAGTCGCAGCAGGCCTCGATTGCCTCGCCCTTCTCGACAAAGTGCCGAGCCACGCTCTGCAGATAGAGCGCATCCCCGATGCCGGCGCCGCCGCGGATCGAAATCATGATGCCTTCAGGTGTTCCGTATGCAGCCTGAAATCGCCCGCACCGGTCATACTAAGCGCAACCGCAAGCAGATATCGCGCGGCGATGTAGCCATCCACATCACCCGCGGCATGCGCGTCCTTTGCCTGCCGCAGCCAGTTTTCCGCAGCTTCGAAGTTGACATTCTCGTCGATCGAGACGCTCATGCAGCGACCAGCCCCATGGCATCAGCCACGCTCATCTTCGGGTAGGCCGTGATCGCGCTTCGCTGCGAGCAATTGACGATCTCCACACCCATTTGGCGCAGCCGATCCGCTTGTGCGTCGAACGTCCGCGCCCAAAGGTCCAGTCGCTGCGGCGTCGGATTGCGCAGCGGAATCGGGTGCCGACCGTGCCAGTGGTCGCCCTTGCAGTCGAACCCGAGCCAAAGAATCTTCCGGCACCCGAACTGGATCACCAGATTCGTCAGCTGGTGCCCGCCATTGCCGCCGCGCGATATCAGGCCCGGCGTCTCGATCGTCATATCGTCCTTGTGTGGTTCGCGATGATCGGTCAGCGAGATCAGCTTCAGCCCATAGCGCTTCGCCGGCTGCTCGCCGGGCGTCACTTTCAGGCCAGCGAACTTCCGCGCATCCGGATGCTGATCCCACCAGCGATCGTCCGCCGCATAGAGGACATCAGCCCAAGGCGCGAGCTTGTACGAGTTATTGACCACCGCAACCCGGCAGCGTCCCCGTAATAGTTCGACATCGGCAGCATTGACGGACTCGCCACCACCGATGATTGCGGCAACGTCATCGCTCCAGTCGGGAAACCACTCCGGCCGCATCAGGCCAATGCCTTCTCAACGCGGTAACGGCGCAGGAGCTGCTCGGCCGCCCATGGCAGCAAAGTCGCGGTCTGCCCGATAACGATCGTCTCGCGGTTGGCGAACAGCGTTCCGGCAATCATCAGGATCGCGGCCTTGATCGCGAAGGGCACGTTCGCTACCGCGGGCGACGCATCGTCGATGTAGCCGGCCTTGAAGCGGATGCGAATAGCGTTGGCCGCCGCAGCCGGCGTCGGCCAGGACGCGCCGGTGGCAAGAGAGATGCGCGCGCGCTGTCCGGCCGGATCGCTGTCCGCGTCGACGGTATAGGTGGCCGCATCGACCAGCTCTCCATCGACATACACGCCGACCAGCTCGATCAGCGGGGGCTTCGGAATTCGTACCGGTCCACTCGCGGGAAACGCATCGAGGTACAGATCCCACGTCTGATCGATCAAAGCGCGGCCGGTGAATTGCTCCGCCTCATCTGTCGCCGCCTTGCGGCAGATCTCCAGGATGGACTCGAAATCCGTTTCCGGCGCGCTGCAGTGCTTCTGCACTTCTGCCAGCGAGACGGGGTAACTTGCGGGCGCTGTAATCAGTCGGAGGACCATCGACCTCACCCACCATAACCGCGCGGGCCCGGCTCGCCGCGCTCGCCCTTGTCGCCCTTCGCGCCCTTCTCTCCGGGCTTGCCGTCCTTGCCGTCGCGACCGCGCTTCACCGCAAGGCGCCAATCCGGCGACGTCTCCGGTTTCGCAGAAGTGTCTCGCTGCGCAATAAAAAACGAGCCGCCCCATGAGACGCCATCGCCCTTGAGGTAAGCCCGCTCGCGCCAGACGCCCTGGTCGAGCAAAGCCGCCGTCACCACTTCGCCCTTTACGATCGTCTCACCGATACGGAATTCTGCGACCAGCGTCCGGCCATCGTCCGGCGATGACAGCGACATCGTGCCGATCGCAGCCGCCAATCCCTTCGCAACCTGGTCTGCCACGATCTCGCGCACCACAGAAATATCGGACGCATCGCGGCCATCGCGACCAGGGTCGCCCTTCTCGCCGCGCTCGCCTTGCGGACCACGCTCGCCGGGCTCACCCTTCTCGCCGCGCTCACCCGCGGGACCGGGCGCGCCATCCTTGCCGTCGACACCGTCACGCCCCGGCGCGCCGTCAGCCCCGCGCTCGCCAGCCTCACCCTTTTCGCCGCGCTCGCCCGCGGGACCTTGTGCGCCATCCTTGCCGTCGGCACCATCGGCGCCGCGGTCGCCTTGCGGCCCGCGCTCACCGGCCTCACCCTTCTCCGGCGCCCGCGCCTCGAGCTTGGCGATGCGCTCACCAAAAACGCCCGTTGCTTGCTCGACGAACTGCCTGATAACCGGGGCAATCCCGGCCATCAAGGCTTCCACCGTTCGGTGATTCATCTGATGCCCTTCACGGCGTGGCGTTGAGGCCAAGGTGAGATTTCAGCGACCACGCGGCGAGCTGTGCCGCAGCGGCCATCGCTTCCGGATCGTCGTCGTTGTCGGCTTCTGGAGCCGCCGGCGGCTTCGCGGCGGGGGTCGACGTCTTGAACGGATCGTCCTTCGCGTCTCGCTTGGCGAGCGCCTCGAGGCTGTAGTCCTGCTGCTGCCGATACACCGAATTGCCGCCGGGCACCGGCGGCAGGTTGAGCCGCTTGCGCGACTCGTTCGGCGTCTTGGTGTTCTTCAGCTTGTCCTCGGTCTCCGCCATGGTCTTCGAATCCATGCGCAGGAGATCGTCGAGATCGAACTCCGAGCCATAGGTCTTGCCCGCGACGTCCACAAGGCCAAGCCCTTCGTCGAGGCAGAGCTCGATGCATTCGAACAGCGACTGCAGGCACTGCGAATAATACTGCTGATCGAGCGCCTCGATGTTGTTGTAGGACGGCGCGGCGCCGACGCCGATCTTGTAGGCCGGGACATGGAAGGTTGAACAGACAACTTCTGCCGACCACTTCAGCTGCTCGATGAGCTGCGCATCCACGGCCTTCATCGTCATCTGCTGGTAGGTCAGCCCGTCGCCGAGCACTGCGACCTTGCCGCGGTTTTCGCCTGAGAAATTCTTGTCCCAGTATTCCTTCAGCTCTTTCGCCGTCGCATCCGAGATCTGGCCCGGCGCCGTCAGCACGCCGCTGGGCCGTGCGCCATTGGCGAAGAACGACGACGCGTGATCCTGGATGTTGAGGCCTTGCACGGCAGCGAGGCCAGACGCCGTGAGCGGCGAGACACCGCACAACGGATGAAACAGCGGCACCATCACGTCGTGGATGATCTCGCTGGCGGGAACGACCACCTTGTCCTGGTCGACGCCGGCTAGGTTGTCCCGGTTCAGCTCATAGAACACCGAGCCGTCCGGCGCGACCAGCGGCTTTGTACGCGTCGGGTCGAGGACATAGAGCGCGGTAACGACCTTCCGCTCGTCTCGCTCCTTGAGGACATAGGTGTTGCCGTGCAGCAGCTTCGAGACGATCCACTGCTCATAGAACTTGATGCGGTTCTGGTAGCGGTTCGGCTTGCGCAGCACCGGGGAGAACGACGGCGAATTCGTTGGCGTCCAGATGCCGTCAGAATCCTGCTCGACCAGCCGCACGCGACATTTCGCGACGTCGGAGGCGATCAGCGTGACGCAGGCATAAACCGCGTGGAAGGTCAGCACGGTCTCGCGCGTCTGCTCTCGGTTGCGCTGCCATGCGCCGGTAAACGGCTCGCGCACCAGCGGCCACCAGCCGCGGCCATCCGGCCGCTGCAGGCCCTGCGGAGCCGCCTTGGCGCGCGTGATCTCGAAGCCGAACAAGCGCAAGGTGTCAGTCCTCCGCGCGCATGTCAGAGCGCTGGTAGCGGCCGCGGCCCTTGCCGCCGGCGCGCTCGTCCTTACGATCGAACAACCCTTCATCATCGGCATCAGCACTTTCGGCTTTGCCGGTTGCCCGCAGAATCCTGGCATCGGTATCGCTCGCCTCGAAGCGGTCGCCCGCCTTGAGGTCGCGGCTGGCGTAGCGT